GGTGCAGGAGTACTCCCCAAGCAAGGGCAACGACAAGATTGCACGTCTAAACGCGGTTGCTGATATATTTGCGTCGGGACGGGTATGGGTTCCCAATACTCAGTGGGCTGAAGAGCTGATAGAAGAAGTGGCCAGCTTCCCCTCTGGAGAACACGATGACTTGGTTGACTCGATGTCGCAGGCTCTGTTGAGGTTTCGCAGGGGTGGCTTCCTGCGTCTGGCTTCTGATGAGAAAGACGAACCGCAGGAGTTTCGCCGCCGCAAGGAGTACTACTAATGAACATCTACCGGCTAGGGGAGATACCGCCGTCGGTGTGCGACTCAGCGAGAGTGTTGTTTGATACACAGTCAATGGGTGATGGCAGGCTGGACTCTGACCGGCATGTCAGCTATTTGGATAGGCACTGTGAAGTGGGGTTTGCTCCGCACGATCATTGGTTTGCCGGGGTGCTAGCTCACTTCGGGTTGATGGCAAACGATAAAGAAGGGTGGGACTTGAACGTAGGTGGATATGAGCAGATACAGTTGGCCACCTACAAAAAAGATCAGCACTTCCATTGGCACATAGATACGATGGTGCTGTCTGAGCAGCCCATAGATAGGAAGATAACAGTAGTTTGTTTGCTCAACAACATTCAAGAATTTAGGGGTGGGGAGTTCGAGATGAAGGCCAAATCAGAGCTTTATTGCCCCGCCTTAAAGAAAGGCAGCGTCATTGCCTTCCCGTCGTTTATTTCACACAGGGTAGCCCCTGTTATGCAAGGTGCGCGGTATACAGCCACATTGTGGCTCACTGGCCCGAAGTTTAGATAAGGACACGTTATGGCAATGGAAAAAGGTCTGTACGCAGCGCCGATGGGCATGGATCAAGCCGCCGCTGAAGAGTCTCCGCTGGAGATTGAGATCGAGAACCCGGATGCGGTAACCATCCGTGCCGATGGTCTGGAGATCGAGATGGAACCGGCTGAGGAGTCTGATGAGGACTTCAATGCCAACCTTGCCGAGTACATCTCAGACAAAGACCTGCACAGCCTAGCCTCCGAATTGCTTGGTGACTATGACGACGACGTGTCTTCCCGTCGGGACTGGATGCAAACCTATGTAGACGGTCTGGACCTGCTGGGCATGAAGATCGAAATTCGGTCTGAGCCGTGGGAGGGCGCTTGCGGGGTGTATCACCCCCTGATGTCCGAGGCTCTGGTTAAGTTCCAGTCCGAGACCATGATGGAGACATTCCCCGCCGCTGGTCCGGTCAAAACCGAGATCATAGGCAAGGAAACCCCAGAGAAAAAAGAAGCTGCCCAGCGTGTTCAGGTGGATATGAACTACCAGCTGACGGAGAAAATGGTTGAGTACCGGCCCGAGCATGAACGCATGCTCTGGGGGTTGGGACTGGCTGGGAATGCGTTCAAGAAGGTCTACTACGATCCCAACCTTGAGCGTCAGGTATCCATCTTTGTACCGGCAGAGGACATCGTTGTCCCATACGGTGCGAGTGATCTGCGTAGTGCCGAGCGCATTACCCATGTGATGCGCAAAACCAAGAACGACCTGATCCGGTTGCAGGTGGCAGGGTTCTATCGGGACTGTGACCTCGGTGATCCAAGCAACACTATGGACGAGGTGGAGAAGAAGATTGCTGAGCGCATGGGGTTCCGCGCCACTACCGACGACCGCTACCGCGTGTTGGAGATGCAGGTTGACCTCGACCTTGAAGGCTACGAGCACAAGGATAAAGAGGGTGAGCCGACCGGTATAGCGCTGCCCTACGTCGTCACTATTGAGAAAAGCACTTCCACAATCCTAGCCATCCGTAGGAACTGGGACCCGGAGGACAAGACCCACGCCAAGCGCGTTCACTTGGTCCACTATGGCTATATCCCCGGCTTCGGGTTCTACAACTTTGGCCTGATCCACTTGATCGGGGCATTCGCTAAGTCCGGTACGTCGCTACTTCGCCAGTTGGTTGATGCAGGTACGTTGGCTAACCTGCCCGGTGGCTTCAAGACGCGAGGCATGCGCACTAAGGGTGATGACACGCCCATCTCCCCCGGTGAGTTCCGTGATGTAGATATCCCCTCGGGTGCTCTGCGCGACAACATCATGCCGCTGCCCTACAAAGAGCCAAGTCAGGTGCTGGTTGGGTTGATGAACCAGATCGTCGACGAGGGCCGTAGGTTTGCCTCCGCCGCAGATTTGAAAGTGTCGGACATGTCTGCGCAGTCCCCGGTTGGGACTACTCTGGCTATTCTTGAGCGTACGCTCAAGGTGATGAGCGCGGTTCAGGCTCGCATCCACTACGCCATGAAACTTGAGTTGAAGCTGCTCAAGAACATCATCCGTGACTACACCCCAGAGGAGTACAGCTTCCAGCCGGATGAGGGTAGCCCAAGGGCCAAGCAGTCTGACTACGACATGGTGGACGTGATCCCGGTGTCGGACCCCAACGCTGCCACCATGAGCCAGAAGGTGGTCCAGTACCAAGCAGTTCTGCAGTTGGCCCAGACCGCCCCGCAGTTGTACAACTTGCCAATACTGCACCGTCAGATGCTAGACGTGCTGGGAGTAAAGAACGCCAACAAGCTTGTGCCGTTGGAGGAGGACAAGAAACCGTCTGACCCCATAACGGAGAACATGAACGTGCTGGCCATGAAGCCGGTCAAGGCGTTCCTGTACCAAGATCACCAAGCCCACATCCAAGTCCACCTGGCGGCTATGCAAGACCCCAAGATTCAGCAAATAGTGGGTCAAACGCCTATGGCGCAGCAGATCGCTGCTGCAATGATGGCGCATATCCACGAGCACATAGGGTACGAGTACCGCAAGCAGATGGAAGCACGCATGGGTGTCATGTTGCCATCGCCGGAGAAGATCGAGGAAGACGGCATTCCGGAGAGCATGGAGGTGCAGATTTCCCAGCTTGCAGCTCAAGCTGGCCAGCAACTACTGCAGCAAAACCAACAACAGGCAGCGCAGCAGCAAGCCGCTCAACAGGCTCAAGACCCGCTTATCCAGCTCCAGCAGCAAGAGCTTCAGATCAAGATGCAGGACTTGCAGCTCAAAGAGAAGAAGTTGGCTATAGACGCTGCAGACAAGGCCGACCGGTTGGAGATAGAGAAAGAACGCATCAGCACCCAAGAGCGTATCGCGGGTATGCAGGTAGGTGCGAAAACAGCAAAAGATCGAGCCGAGCTACAAGCCAAGCAGGAGCTTGAGGGTGTCAGACTAGGCGCAGATATTGCCCATAAGAAGTCACAAGTTCAACAGCAAAACAATAGACAGAACCAACCACAACGTCCAAAAGGTAGCTAATGGATCGCTCGTTTGAAGTGCTGCTTAAGCAGTTTCGAGACAAACGCATGCAGTTAATCGACGCCCTATCCAGTGGCGCGGCAAAGGATTACGCAGAATATCGCGCAATTTGCGGGGAGATTCGAGGTCTCTCTTTCGCAGAAGTTTACGTTCAAGACCTTGCAAAAAATCTGGAGCATTCTGATGAGTAATGTTGTTAACTTGAACGAAGCCGTTGATCTTTCTGGAATCTTAGATGCAGCTGTAGAAGAAAAAGCTAAGGCCCTTCCAGCACCTTCTGGCTATCGCATCCTGTGTACCATCCCTGATATAGCAAAAGAGTACGACAGCGGATTGGTTAAAGCTGAAGAAACCCTGCACATAGAGGAAGTACTGACCACCGTGCTTTGGGTAGTTAAGCTTGGCCCTGACTGCTATAAAGACACTACTAGGTTCCCAAGTGGGCCGTGGTGCAAAGAGGGAGATTTTGTTCTAATTCGCCCGAACGCCGGTTCTCGACTCGTAATCCACGGCAAGGAATTCCGCATCATCAACGACGACAGCGTTGAAGGTGTTGTAGAAGACCCACGCGGTATTCGCCGTAAATAAGGAGAGACTCTATGGCTACCATGCAACAGGACGAATACAAATTCCCCGACGAAGCCGAAGACAAAAAAGATGACAATGTTAACAATGAAGCTGACGAGCAGGATGAGGCCCTGAGCGTTGAAATCATTGATGACACTCCAGAATCTGACCGAAATGTAGCTCCGCTAGATGCAGAGGCCGTCAAGGAATTAGAAAGTGACGACCTTAACAACTATGGCAAACGAGTTCGCTCCCGTATGGAGAAACTCACCAAAGTCTGGCAT